GAAGGTAAAAAGACAAGGAAAAAGATTCTTAAAGCTATTACAGACAGAGCTGATGCTGTGTTCGTTCGCTACAACAATATTCTTGTTCCAAACAGAAATATTCCTTCTATTTATGAACAGCCTTATATTATTGAGTTGATTGATAAAAAGGTCGGAGAGATGCTTGACGAGAATGAAACACTTGAAGATAAAGATGAAAAACCAGCCTGGAATAAGAAATTCTTAGATATTCTAAAGAAGTCTGGTGTTACCTCAAAACTACTTGAGTATGAGCATGACAAAGCTACGGATGCTGATGCTGATGACGAGTGGGCTTTTAGGGCAGCCAATGTTCCTTTAATGTGTTTGCATACTGATGACGGTGAACTTTACTACTTACCAATTGAAGAAGTTACTTCTGGTGTTGGTTCAAGAAGTCTAAAAGACATGATGGTCAATAACGACACTGAATCTCCTTACTGGCATGGACACTATCCTTTTATTGAGTTTGCTCCATTCCCAGAAGATGATGAGTACCACTGTGTAGCTCTTGTAGATGTTGTTGGAGATTTACAGATTGCCGCCACTGAAGTTCTTAACCAGACAATGACCAATATCAGACAAGTAAACACAGATATGTGGGTTGTCGGGTCAGCAGGAGCTCAGACTCCAGACTGGCAGTTCAGAAAAAGACCAGACGGAATTATCCGTGTTATGGGCGATCCAAACCAAGTTAATCAAATTAAGACTACTGACAATACCAGAGCCGCCATCGGCATGGCTGAGAATTTAGGCTTAAAGATTGAGAAGGCTGGTGGTATTTCCTCACTATATTCTTCTGGTGCAGGTTCACAACAAATCAACCAGACTGCTAGAGGAGCACAAATCATTGACCAAAACATTGATACTAACATGAAGATGATTCTTGACCTCTTCGGAGAACAGGTCTTAAAGAAACTTGGAGAACACTTCCTAGAGCTTAATGCCCAGTACATTACCGAGGAACAGACATTCTCTATCACTGGTAAGAGAGGTGTTAAAGAACTTATAACTATTGCCCCAGAAGAAGTTTCAGCTAATTTCAAAGTTACAGTCAACTCAGATAAGCTTCAAAAACAGACTCCAGCTTCAAGACAAGCTTCTCTCCAAAACACTATCACTGTTCTGCAGGGTGTAGAGACTGGTTCTCAAGGTGATGTTCAAGTTAACTTAACTCCAGTAGTAGAAGCTCTTATTGATGCAACTCCAGAGATGGAGAGTGTTGAAAATATAATTACTTCTATTGATGAGAAGTCAGAGAAGGACGCTGCCATGATTGAAAGAGGACAACTTCCAGAGATTAAGATTAGAGACCAACATGAAGACTTAATTATTGCCATGGAGGTTTACTTCGGAGATATTGAGAAACTTCCACCTGAGATACAAAAAGTTCTTGAAAAATATGTAGAGAAACACTTCAGGTATATTCAAGCAGAACAAGAAGTAAACATGATGAAACAACCGCAGTTACCAAGTGCTCCAGGTGTAGGTGGCTTAGAGGCAGCAATGGGTGGAAGCCCTGCTAATGCTGGTCAACAAGGACTTCCAAACCCAACTTACAATCTTGGGAATATAGGAAATCCAAATGCAGTTTAAAGTCATACAAGAGATAACAGGTAATATAATAAACACTATTCAGAATGTAGGGATAGCTTCTGTTAATGCGATTAAAGCTCATACTTTTGGAGTAAGTGTAAAAAACTTTCCTAAAAATCAGACAGTTAGCGGAACAGTTACTGTTGCTAATCAGAAGAATGTAGAGAAGAAGCTATCAGATAGTCACTTAACTCAAAAGTCTGTACTGGGGTGGCTCAAGGCTTTTAAACTACCTACTTCTATCAATGTTGGCAATTTCCCTAAAGCTCCTGAGTTTCCTAAGTTTCCTGAAGGATTTAAGATTTCCAACTTTCCTAAACAGCTTCCTTTCCCTAAGAATATAAGAATAACTAATCAACCAACTGCAGAGATTAAAAAGCTGAATACAGAGATGAAGTCTTTGAAGAAGGCTGTTAAGGCTATTAAACTTGACCCAAAAATTAATGTTACTCCCCCAGTGTCAGAGAAGATTATTGTGCCTGCTCCAAGTGTAAGCATTAAACAAGAGAAGATTGACTATAAAAAACTAGCTGCTTTAATGCCTAAACCAGCTAAAGAAATTGACTACGACAAACTAAGTAAGTCTATCTCTAAGCAGGTAGCTGGAATGGTAGTTAGTGTTGGTGGTGGTGGAGGAACTAGGAAAGAAGGTTTGGACGACTTAACTAGGTCATATAACATTGCTGATAAAGATGCTGCTGGTGATGTCAAATATTACGGATTTACAGGCAGGACTGGGGATTGGTATATCTTAAAAGAAGATTCCACTACATACGAATATAGATATATTAAAGGTTCTAGTGGCTATGCTGAAAATTGGACGGACAGAGCTACCTTAGAATATGGATATTATCATATTATTTTCTAATGCCAGATACAGTATTTAACCCACTAGTAAAAAAGGGTTTGGACATGGTTCAAAACCTGACGGATTTAGATGATCGTTTTGTAAACATTACTGGTGATAATCTTGAGGGAAATCTAACTGCGGATGCTGGAGTGTTAATAGATGGTTACGATGTCTCAGTAGAGTTTGCCTCTATTGATACTGGAATAGATGGGGGGGCATTCTGATGAAAAAGATATTTATCAAACTTACTAGATTGATGACCAAAGGCAACAGAGTTCTTTGTAGCTGGGAAAATATTAGATGGAATAAGCCAACATTTAGAAAGTTTATCTCCAATGTATCCCATACAAAAAAGATAGTCGCAGTTTACCTGAGTACCAGCAAGTCCAAAGGAAAACTTATAGTTGGCAAGACGAGAAGATTTAACATTAACTCTTTTTCCATCCCACATAACATCAAAGGGTTGTTCAGCCTTAAATCTTTTATTAACTCTTTTAGAGCCAGTCAGTATTTTAACCGCTTCTTTCTCAGCCTTCATTCCCTTATAAACATTAGTTTTAGTATATTCACTTCTTGTCTTAGATTTGCGAGAACGTTTGTTTTCTTTAGAAAGAACAATGAGTCTGTTGCGAGATTTGTATCGCCTTTTATTCTCAAGGAGAGTATCTTTCTTCTCAATAGCTATCCATTTAGAGTAACATTTTTTACAAAACCCATGTCCAGAATGAGGGACAGATTTAGTTCCACATTTGAAGCATTGTTTATGTTTAATAGACCACATAATTATAGTATATCAATGACAGGTCAATATGTCAAGTAAAGTAACTAAAATACAAATTAAGAGAGGGTTGGAAGCAAACCTACCTACTTTATCTGCTGGTGAACCAGCTTTTACAACTGACCAAAAGAACTTCTACATTGGTGATGGTTCAATAAATCAGCGTTATTTGAAAACAACTGGCGACACCATGACAGGTGCATTAGTCATCACAGCAGACTCAACCTCAATATTAAATGTAACCAAAGCAGATGCTACTTCAGTCTTTAATGTAGATACTACTAATGCAATAACTTCGGCATACGGCAGGTTAATTGTTGATGGTTCAAGTGATGTAGTTCAATCCACCATACAAGCCCACTCTACCCAAACAGCTAACATCTCAGAAATCCAACTCTCAGACACTACTGTAACAGGTGGATGGGATGAAAGAGGGATATTGTTTAGTCATGGGGGGACTAGTGCTTCTAACTTTTTTGGAGGTAGTAATGCTGGTAAAAATACTGCAACGGGTGGAGCTAATATAGCTATTGGTAGTTCCGCTGGACAAAATCTTTCTACTGGTATTCAGAATGTTTTCTTAGGAACTTTTGCTGGATATAGTACTAATACTGGTTCACAAAACTTTATGTTGGGTGCTTATGCTGGCTGGCAAAATTATTCAAGTGCCAGAAATACAGGTATTGGAATTGCAGCATTATCCACACTAAATAGAGGTAGCGGAGATAATATTGCAATAGGTGGTTTTTCCATGACATCTACGACAACTGGTGGATTTAATGTTGCCATTGGGTTTAACTCTCTTTATAGCAATACAACAGCAAATGATAATACTGCCATTGGATACCAATCGGGATATTCTAGTGTAACAGGCACGAGAAATATAACACTTGGAAGGTACTCTGGTTATAGAAATATATCTTCTGATAGGTTAATAGTAGACAACCAACAGCGAGCAGACGCAGCCACAGAACTAACCAACAGTATTTTATACGGAGTAATGAATGCCTCCCCCTCAAGTCAGACACTAAGGGTTAATGCAGCTACTACAATTTCACAAACATTTGAAGTAACAGGTGAAACACTATTCTCTGACAAGGTTAAATTTACCCAAACTGATGGAAACGAATACATAGATTCTCTTAACGATGGGTACATGGATTACGGGGCAACTACTGGTCATAGGTTTAATAACAACATTACCACTACAGGCAGACTCATTTTAGATGGCGATTCATCTATGGCTGATTATGCTAATTCTGTTCATTCAATAATATTTGGAGATGGACAAGATTCTGCTATTGGTTACGATGGAGCAGACACTTATTTAGTTAATCTTGTAGGGTCTGGGGATTTTAATGTATCAATGAGCTTGAAATCTACTGGAAGACTCTCATCAGAGACAATGACTATAACGACATCAGCAGATAACACAGATGTTTCAGGGATTAACACCTTATGGATTACAACAGCAGGCGGAGCGGTAGTTCTTGGTGGCTTAACAGGTGGGATTGATGGACAAGTCTTATATATTGTGAGAAAAGACACAACTAATGGCTTGACCTTAGAAAACGCAGAGGGTGCAGGCGACCAAGATTTTATAATGCATCAAGGAACAGATGAAATAATTGATGGCGGTGGAGTTGTTTTAATGTGTGATGGAAGCGATTGGTATGACGTAAGTCACGCAAAGCATGTTTAAGGTATTAAATAAACTAGAAAGGAGGCAATTATGGCAACATTTACAACAGCAGACGGACTAACAAAAATCTCATTCGAGTACACAGCTACAACAGCCAAAATAGAGGCAGTAGTCGGAGATGCATCTGAGATGCTCTTTGACAGAGGACTTGGAGATCATGGAGATGAAGAAGCACCTATAGTGTTTGCAGACCTATCCAATCAAGACAAGCTGGACTTAGTAGACGACTACATCAAAGATATAATCGTAAACAGAGCAAATCAATTCAAACTAGACGAGGCAAAAGATGCAATTGATATAGAAGAACATGTGTTATAGTTAAGTTATTATTAATTAGGAGAGAACAAAAATGGATAAACCTAAAGTTCAGCCTAAGATAGAAGAACAATCTAAAACTGATGAGCAGTTGGCTCAAGATTTTATTAAAGATTACACAGAACTGTGCAAAAAGCACCAATTTCAAATTGTAGTGACTCCAGCATGGAAAGCTAGAGATGATGGAACTTTCTCACTCATTCAACAGAGTTCAGTAGGTAAACTTCCAAAACAAGAAACGAAGTAAATTTTATGTATTTGTTACATAGAATATGAGTAAAAAGAAATACAACAACAAAAGATTTGTTAAAAAAGACTTCTTAACCCAAGAAGAGTATGACGCTATTGCTACTCAGGCTTCAGCAGCCGAGGAGATTTTAAATGGAAAGAAGTTTGAGTTCTTCAGGTCT